TCGTTTCAACAGCCTGAGCTGCTTCTTCTTCCGTCCCATACTGCATAGCATGGGCCAGTTGTTCCGCGTCTGTAAACTCTTGATTTACTTCATCAACGTCATCAGATGGCGAATCAAATTCCTCGTAATTGTTGGAGGCCGTTTCTTTGGCTTCCTTCAATAGTCTGCTGGCTTCCTCTAACTTCTTATCCGCAGAGCTTTCTTTCTGCAGGGTGCGGATACCAGCTTCAATAATTTTATCTTGATCGACGTCTATTTCTTCCCCATCAACCTTCAGCTTATGAGTAACCATTTCAGGCTCATCGGCGATCTCTTCCGCAGGCTCTTCAGTTGGTTCATCGTTGAACCGATCTTGCCGCCGCAGGGCAATACTATCGAGATGCTCATCCCGCTGGCTTCTTGGAATCTCTTTTTCTTCGTTAACTTCTTCGTCTGTTGAAACGTCCTTTTGGATGGCTTCGTGCTTGCTCATTCTTCGTTACCCCTTAGTGTGCCAACAGCGTCCTCGCCGGCTTTGATAGTTTCCACAATCCAATTCATCGCCAATTGTCTGGCTTTGATTTTGTTTTGTAGTTCGATAATCTTGTCTGGTTTAGCCACGATTAACTCGTTGGCATATATATCAATCTCTTTCTGAGCACATCCCCGTATATACATCCCAAGATCAGAGCTGAGGAACTGGATTGCCTCCGTTGCTAGGTTGATCTGGACTTGGAGGATTAATTGGTCTTGCTGCTCTTCGTTCATTTTCATCATCCTGAAATAGTTTTAACGCTAACTGAAGTTTATCAGCACTCTCTTTATTATCTTGCTTCATATCTTCCATGATGAGATCGGCTCTAATACTATCGTCGTGCCGATCATTTTCATTTTTCTGTTTGAATGCCTCAAGTTCCATCTTTTGCTTGCTTTCAAGAGTAGCCTTATCCAATGCGCCCTGCAACTCCTCGATGACCTGCATAAGTTGCTGATATTTAGGATCTTGGTTTTGCTCGTCAAACGTCAGGAACCTGTCGCCAGACTTATATCCAAGGTATCCAAACAACTCTCGAGATATTGCCGCAAGGTCTAACTCTTTAGGAGCTGACCGCGCTATCTCGGTGAACTTAGTAATGCCAAACAAGAAACGCTCTAATCTATACTGCGGATTAGAAGCGCCGAGGCCAACATCAACCTTAACCAGTAGCTCTTTATTGAGTAAATCGTCAATTTTTGGGGTCTTTCCATAGCGAGGCATCAATTTGGCCTTGTTCATGGCCACGGTCAATACAACCTCGTCAGTCTCGTACTTAGCCTCAAGTTTTACCAATTGGCGCAGTGTAGGCTCCAACCAAGTCTCCGCAAAAGTCCTCAACAAGTAATCTGTCATCTGACCTGCGCTAGATTGAACCATATTCAACCCGCCCACCGTTTCGTTCATTCGGCGGTTAGATTGTACTGATGACTGGGAAAACGCCCCCACTAATTCATCAAAATCAAGATTCAATCGATCTTGTTCTGCATAACTTGAGCTTGTTACATCTTGGAACTCGAACGCCTTAACCTCGTTAATATCGTCGGCCAGCGTGACTGATCCGGCCACATTTCTAGTAAGTGACTTTAAATCAACCTGAGCGCCGCGTTTTGCAATATACCGCTTGTTAAGTACCAGCTTGACGTTATCTAGCCGTGAGTTTGCAACATCGTTGACCTCTTCCTGCAACGGTCTGCCAAGTTGTGCAACGCCTGTCGGGATTGTAGTGTGGGTCTCAAGTATTACGCAGCCCATTGTGTAAGGGCGATCACCTGTCCAGTAAACCTCATCAATTGGCACCGGCTTAGTGAGTATATGCCTTGTGCCTAACGTGTAATAAACATAATCCTTACCTTTATGGCTGATAATGTTCTCGTGTACCCAAACCATTGTATATTCAGGGTTATCCGCTACAGTGCGGCTGTGTGCGTCCTGCTTGCCTTTATTTACAGCGTTACGAGTGCTGTCGAACTCCTCGATCTTGCTTTGCAATATCTCAGCGCGAGTATACTTCTTCCACTTAGGCTCCCCGGTTTTCTGGTTAGGTATGCGCATCTTGCTTTCAACGTCTTGCAAGTAATGCGGGATCTGTCTAATCAGGAAAGGCGATGTATTAATTGGGTCAGTCCAATCAGCAGCCGGGTGAAACCGGAGCTGATCTACCGGGATTAACTTAATGACAGGCTTATCGCGCAATACTTCAACATCTTCTGTCTCGGTAAACTGTGGTTCCCCGTCGACTATTTCCTGCTGGCCATCAGCATCAAGCAACGGCTCTTTATTTGTTGTACGTATTTCCTTGTAATCCCAGAAATTATACGAGCATACAACGCCAGTCTTTTGAGCGTCCTGTAGGCCACCAATACAAGTCTGAAACCATGGGATGGTATTGTTTAGCCGATAACTAATAATTTCCTTCATTACATCGGCTGCCATTGACGCTTCATCGTTGTTTTCGTCCAACGGGGCAACATCAAACGAATCTATCCCGGAGAAGAAGGCTGCCGTCCCTGCCGCCTCGTTCTTTCTAATCGATGAACGAGTCTTAGGCCGGAAGATCCTCGACCGATACTTAAACGATGGGCGATTGTACTTTGATCCCGTTGGATGCTCGTTGTTGAACATCTTAATGGCATCGTCGATATCTTGCTGGTGATTAGTGTCAAAATAGCTCTTTGACATATCGAAGGCATTTCTTGCCCTCACCAACCAGATATCCTCAGTTTTATCTTGCCCGTTTTCTAGGCTTGGCTCTGTTTTCAACGTGTTATCCCTAATTCAAGCATCAAGTTATCTTGAAAGCTCGCGCCCTCAAGGTGTTTAATCTGTTCGCCCGGGTTATATTTGCCGCGTCTAAGACCTGCACGTTCAAGCAACTCGCCGGCCATCATCTTAATCTTTTTCATTTCAGGGTCATCAACCACATCCCTGTAAAGCATCCTGACCCCATAAACCTCCGAGATATTGAGCGCCTTTACATCAATAACGCCGCCCTCCGAGTTTACGTGCACAGCCCAAGCATGCCCGTTGTAGTGCTTCATTAGCACCTCGGATATGCGCTTGGCTATCGATATGTCGTTGGCCTCTACCTTATGGCCCAGCTCACCCTTTAAATTAAACATATTATGTCACCACTGTAGCTAGTACACCTTGAATGCCGCCTGATACATCAGTGTTTGCCCCGTCTGCTACCGCTGTTAGTCGTATATCTGAGTTTGGCGGTATTATTAAATAGGGCTTAAATTTTTGCATTGCATGGTGTGATGTGCCTGCACTTTTCATCAAAAGGTCAACAAACACCTTGCCGGGTAATCGGCATTCAAAATGTATTTCTGCAAATGCAGAAGTCTTCTCTAAAACATCACCATAAAAACCCTGCACTATCCAATAGTTTCCATCCTCTAATGTTGTAGCTGCCTTTTCAGAGTTTTGTTCTCCTTCGCCCATCTGCAAATGAACCTTCGCTGGTGTAGCCGGTACACCTGACGCATAAGTATCTGTCTCGGTTATCGAGATAACTCCCTGCAGCTCCGTTGAGTCGTCATTATAACAACGCGAAACTCTTGCCAGAGCCGTTCCCAAAGCTACTGCTGTGCGACCGTTTAATGTCACCGACTGAGTCACAAAGGTAAAAACTCCACCGGATATAGTATGGCCCTCGACAACCACGACCTCGCCATCATTCACGTTTGTGGAGATAATGGTATTTATTAAGTTACTCGATACGAACGACTCGTGCAGTATCCCCGCTGGCTGGTGCTGAATGGTAGCTTCTGCCGTTCCAACCAACTCATTGCGCCCAAACTTCAGCAAATCCTTTGACTTATTGTATACGCTGACCTCATGGCCATACTGTTTATGGATGACATTTAAAGCATGCCGCATCCAATAATCATCAGTAGGCTCGGAGAATCCATTCTTCCCTGGCTTCATGTCAATCATTAGTGATTCACCTTTAACGTTAACGCTGCACTTGTGCCACTGATACTAGTCACGTTGCCTCTGTAGTAATTATGTACAGATGACGATGGAAAACTATCAGAATCGTCAGCGCCGTTCAGCGATATCGTCCCAAGCAAATCCCAGTGCGAGTTATCGTGCGAGGCTTCAATATCAACCACAGCCACTGGTGTGGTCGTATTAGCAAGCCATGCCGTGAATACTTTGTCTTTTGTATCCATATCAAAGCCGTCGCCTGCCCCGGTCACTTCGACAGCATCCAGCAAGGTATTCTCACTGTTGGCGTATACTTTTACGTTAGTCTCACCCATCTAATCCCTCACATATTGAATGCAACATCAGCTCATGCACTTCCTGTATCCTTGCTGTGTTGGTTGATTGTGCCTGTAAATATATGTCAGCGTCTATCACCGGAACTCGTGGCCCGGTCAAAAATATTACAGGGCCAACGCATGAAAATGCGTCAATTGCTTGGAGTATATTGGGCGATTTGCCGCTGGTGCTTATGGCTATTAATAAATCACCTTTAATGGCAAGAGCGTCGAGCTGCCTTGAGAATATGTATTCAAAGCCGTAATCGTTGCCAATTGCCGTCAATATACTGGAGTCTGTAGTTAGTGCAATGCAAGGATAAGGCGACCGCTCCTTGTAAAACCGGCCAACCAACTCCGCCGCAAAATGCTGCGCATCTGCTGCTGACCCGCCATTACCACAAATATATATATTGTTACCGCGAACTATTGTGTCCTTGAGCAAGCGAACCACGCCGTCTATCTTGGCAAACTCGTGCTGTGAGTCTGTTATTGCCGTGATATGGTCGCCGACAATACTCATGAGCGCTTATAAACGCCTGTCTCGCCTCGGTCTGATGAGTAAAACACTCGGTTATTACTAAACCGATACACCACCTCGGGCTTGTTGTATTCCTTACCGTATTGTTTCTTGACAAGAGCGGCATAACTCACGCGTCTTGATGTTTGATCTGGTTTAGGTGCGGCCATTATTCGGGCTCCGGGTAGACGTCTGATTCATCGTATATAACTGGAGGCACCGGGTCTAGGTCATAAATCCGGTTCATTGCATCCAAGAAATCCTTTTGTGTTGAGTGAGGAAAGAACACGTATTCATTCGCAATCCACCATTTTGTCACGTTATAGGCTTCCCGATCATCCCCGTCACCGCTTATAGCCATGATAGGTTTGGCCCACAATTCCTTGGGGTGCTTTTCCTGCATGCTGGTTACGTCACCCTCATACGGGATAAAGAACCGCCAATTCTGCAGGTCAGGTATAAGCCGTCTGATCCTGTTGTCTTTATCAACAGCGCCCTCACGAGGATGGTTTACCTCTTGAATCGGGAAAGGATATGCATCTGGCTCCATTTGCATCATCGTTTCAAAGTGCTGTATATCTGTCTGGGCTCCATAACGCTCATAACCTACTTTACAGGTTTGAATGCCCGGAGCTTTTGACCATTTCTTATGGTAATGCTTTAACAGCTTCCACCTATCGCCTAACGTCATATCGTGGCATGCGCCGTCAAGCAGGTATTTGTTGCGGTGTACGTCCATTCCCAATACAACCAGTGCTGTCTTGCAAGAGCCCGATTGTTTCCTTGAGCCGGCGTAATCACCCAATATGTATATGTTTAGCGTCCGTGGCCTAACCTCATACGTTCTAAGCCAGTCTGTGCTTAACTCTTGAACCTTGCCTGCTACAGGGTTTTGAAGCTGCTGACAGGCTATTGTATAAAGCGAGGCGTCCCGTTTTTTCTTCTCCCATACCGCTTTACTCAAAAATACAGGGTTTCCGTCTGGTGTCCCGTCATCAGTAGCAGCGTGAATCCTTGGTATTAACGCCTTACGCTTTAACAGCTCGCCATAAGTATCGGCCATATTATACCGAGTGCCGATATGCCACGCTCTTGGATGCCTGCTCGTGCCTAAGTTTTGTGCTAGTTCCCATGCATCGGTGGTTTTCTTGATCATATCAGCGTTAGTAACCGAATCAGGGGTTACTACGTCATCCAATACAAGTAATCTAAAATGCTTTGAAGTTGGCTGTGCATCAACGAGACCCCATGCCTCTACTGTGCTTTCCTTCGGATTTCCTTTGCGCTTAACAATCAATCCGTTATCTTTCGACCAGATCGACGCCTCACCCTTCGGGTTCTCCCAGAATATGTCCGGGTAATACCGAACAAGAGCTTTATTCGTTTCCATTTCCTGCATCAACTGACTGAGGAAAGCTTTTGATATTGGCCGCGAGTGGCTAAATATGCCTATTGTTATCTCGGGATCATTGATGATTTCCTGCATAATGCCGGCAAACGTAATAATTGTGCTTTTATAATGGTCACGAGCCCAAAGGTCTAAGTAACCGTCAGTATTGGCCTCAACCTCCCTGCACCGCTCATATAGCCATGGTTCAATAGCATCAGGTCTGTGCAGTATATGGGTTAACAGGAAGAATCGATCTAACTGCCCTAACCTAGCGATATCCTCATTAGTGGTCTTAGGATCATCAAGTATTGACTCGTAAAAGGCTAGTGCCTGGCTTAATGTCGCTTCCGGCCAATATAGTGCTTTGTCTCGTTCTTCTGTATTCGGCATTTCGCCCCATTGTATTATGTAAGGACATCATCATATTAGCAGCGGCTACTGCATCACCACACAGAGCATTACCAATCAGTCGCACCTTCTCGCCATTAATGAACCTGCTTTGTGACTTCCTGACGCTTTTTATTGATGGCATTGTAATCAAGGCCTTCTTTGTGGGTGTGGGTAATTTCGCCAGTGTGGGTCATGTCAATCTCGTGCTTATCGCGCCACTTAAGGATATTCTTCATTGTGAATATTGCAGGCGCTGCAGCATACAACCCTTTCAATGCGTTGATAACAAGTATCTTTTCCTGACATTCCTTAGCTTTCTTATAGGCTTGTAAAAACTCTGGATACTTATCACACCAATTATGAAGCTGCTTTGTGTAAGTATTTAACGTGACCGCAAATCCGGCAAAGGTTGGAAGGTCACACGCTATTAGCTTACCAGTAGGCTCGCCGTCATCGCCCTCTTGTATGGTATAAGGCTCAATATCAAAGTAAGCCATTATTTTCTTTACATATTCTGGTTTGAAGTTACTAGGCCGCCCCATCTTCTTAGGGGTTTTTTTAGCCGCTTTCTTTTTAGTCTTGCGGTTTGCTTTCTTCTTAGCGGCCATTGTGTAGCTCTCTTGGGATTCTTGATGGTTCGTCTGTCTGTGGAATTAACGCTGGTTTAGGAAATATAAAAACATGAAGATAATCGTCATTCTGATATCTTGTGAGATCAACTGAATCCACCGCATTAGCGAGCTTTTCATTCTCTTGCTCATTCCACTCAGTGAAAACTTGGGCCATTCTGGATTTCTCCCACCCTGTGAGTGCTGGTGGCGTTATTACACGCACGCTCTCTGTGCCGGGAGGTATAATCCCCCAATCGTCTGGCCCACCTGAATAATCGTCAAAGCTCTGGCTCATTTTTGTTCACCCTCTACCACGTGCAGGTTAGTCATATTTATACCGCAATCTGAACAGTATATCTCACCATCAACATCTAACTCAAAATCCGTTGAGTCACACCCTGCGCAAAAATATCCAAGCGTCTCGGGCTCCGGCTTTTTAATCTTGAATTCGATTACGTTGCTCATATCGATGTCAACTCACAAGGTAAGTTAATGATAGCGTTATGTTTTTCCGTTTTTCTTAGCTTAATTATTAAAGGTCTGATCTGCCTACGCTTTATATGTTCGGGGAGTCTGAAAGTAACTTTTGAATATTGCCATTGTATCACCGCCTGAAATATATCGCATTTATATATTAACACGGCTTTATATTTTGTGGTCTTGCCGTTAACACCGACATGTATCCATTGAAACGCGGTACAGCACAGAAACACAACGATTATCATTAGTGTTTTGTACATAGCGTTTTCCTTATGTCAATTACTCATTAGGTTTTCGATATACTTATGTGTTGTGACTATACTCTGTATTGGTAAAATAAAAGCCCCAATTGAAGGGCTTTTATGAGTGTCTTATCTAAATTATATGGTTATACCGGTTTATCGTACCGTAATGGAATAGACTTTGCGGTTAAGTGAATCAATTTAACTGTCTTATTTGACCTAGATATTTGATTAACGCTATCAAACAATGCTGAATAACTTAGTTTCAGTAATGCTTTACTGGCGATTAGGTCTATGTGTTGGGTTGATTTTGTTGCTTGATCGATGTGCTGAGTGATGTTCACGCCGGGACTGACTCCCTGACTTGCGCTAACATTGAAAGCAAACACCATAAGCAAACTTAACAATATATATCGAAAAGATCGAAATGACTGCATCTAAAATTGCTCCTTAGATTAGTATTGTCGGGTAAGAATGCGCAACTACTACACGCTATAGTAAACATAGGTCAAA